TAAGACAGAAAGCACTATTAATAAGAGCGTTCTTGCTAGAGCAGCCAAGCACTTCTATCGTGCTAAGAAAGAAGCTAAAGATTGGGCCCTGTGTCATGCCTTGCGCACTCTCAGCGACAAAAGCGAGATCGAAGTATACGTACACGAAGTCATTCGTGGCAAAGCAGCCGCCCACAAGCGCGAAGTTGAACTACGCCGCTTGATCAACCCCACACTGAACACAGACACAAGAGGAGATTGACATGTACGATTCATTGGTTAGTACTGCGAAACAGTTTGGACACGGAGACCTACTAGTGGGCCTCTACTATATAAAGCTGAACCGTCACAAGTTCACCGCTGATCAGTTGGCAGTGTTTGATCAGTTCATGGCTGAAGGAGCACGTATGATGGCTCCGGTTGACACCTTAGACAATTGATGCTATAATAGACACTTACACTAACAAACATAGGAGCGAAACTATGCAGGCATTGCGCAAATTTATAGAGCAGAAGAACCACTGGAATTCATTCTTCCAGGGCGAGCAGTACGAGATCGCTACAGCTAAGGGTCGTCAACGTGTTGCAGACATGATTGATTCAGCCCTTAGCCCAGAGAACTTGACCTGCGATGGAGAGCTGCCCCGTGCAGAAGTTAACCGTCGCTACCGGGAACTGATGACAGCGGCCCGGCAGTTGAAGCAATTGGACCCAGCTGTCACGTTCTACGAATACTCAGAGGAGATCTAACATGCGCTATTGGGACGAATTACTACGTGAAGAACGTGGGGATCTAGAGGTTGTAGTAGACAAGAGCTGGGAAGATTGCAGCATACGCGATCTCTTTGACGACACCTGCTATGACATTAAGGAAATGGAAGACAAGGTCAACCGTGGTGATCTGGATTGGTTCATGCTTAGGGCTAGAGTGTTCGTAGAGGGCCTTGAAGTAGGCAGCAGCATTGTAGGGGGCTTCTTGTACGAGGATGCACGTGAAACCCTCAAGGACGGTACAGCTGAAGACTTGGTTTCGCAGGCCATTGAAGAAGCTAAACCACAGTTCTACAAATTGTCCCGAGTGTTTGCAGGGTTATCAGAGCAGGTTGACAACGAGACAATTTGAGTATATAATAGACACTTACACTAACAAACAAGGAGCGAAAGATGGGTACACGTTCACGCATTGCAGTCATGCATGGCACAGTATGCAAGTCAGTCTACTGTCATTGGGATGGCTATTTGGAATACAACGGCAGTCTCCTGCAGAAGCACTATGACAGCACCAAAGCTAACCAATTGGTAGCCTTGGGTGACTTGAGCAGCTTGAAGCCAGAGATCGGCGTAGAGCATGCCTTTGGTTATCACGGCACTGAGATGAGTGCAGAGAAGTACGAAGAGCTCTACGGCAACATGTGTACCTTTTACGGACGCGATCGCGGCGAGACTGGTACAGAGTGGAAGGTATCACACACCTTTGAGGAGTTCCTCGAACAGGTAGAAAATTGCTGTGCCGAGTGGTACTATGTCATGCGAGACGGTGTTTGGTACGTGGGCAACGTTTACAGTTCCCACCCAATGTACAAGACGCTGACACCACTAGCAGAAGCACTAGAAGCCCTGCCAGCAGAAGCTGAAGTTGCGTAAAAACAACAGGTACATTTAGGGGTTGACAAGACCCCTAAATGAGTGCATAATAGAGACTTACTAACACACATGGAGCGAAACATGCCAGCAATTATCGAAATTAAAGAAGGTACTTACAAGATCCGCGGTCGCGACACTAGTATGAGCGGTTGCCGTTTTGAGCTCGTAGAGGGCTTCAAGTTTGGTTCAACAGGTGGCTTTGTCACAGTAGAGGGCGGTAGTGCTCAGCCTGTGAACTCAGCTATTCCCGATCGCAAGATCAAGATCAAGTGCGAAGGCATCGAGAGCTATACTGTAGTCTCTGAAATTGCACATTCACCAGTAGGAGACAAAAGTTTGGAACAGATTAAGATTAGCGACAGCGTGGTAGCGCACAAGACAGACGAAGAGATCATCGAGAAGACTCGTGCTCGCTTCCAAGTACTGTCAGACATGACCAAGGCTGTTAAGGCTGGTGATGTTCGTGCTATGATTGTGACAGGCCCTCCGGGTGTTGGCAAATCGTTTGGTGTTGAAGAAGTACTTACCAAGGACGACTTGTTCAATACGCTAGGCGAGCGTAAGCCACGCTACGAAATCGTCAAGGGTGCTATGAGTGCCATTGGCTTGTACGCCAAGCTCTACGAGTTCTCAGCAGAGAAGAATGTTATCGTGTTCGATGACTGTGACAGCGTGTTATTGGACGACTTGAGCCTTAATATTTTGAAGGCCGCTTTGGACAGTTCCAAGAAGCGTACTATCAGCTGGAACACTGACAGCCGTATCTTGCGTTCAGAAGGTATCCCGGATCGTTTCGAGTTCAAGGCAGGTGCGATCTTTATCACTAATATTAAGTTTGAGAATGTACGCTCTAAGAAGCTTCAGGATCACTTGGCGGCCTTAGAGTCACGCTGTCACTACATTGATCTGCAGATGGACACAGACCGCGAGAAGGTCTTGCGTATCAAGCAGATCGTACAGGACGGCATGTTGGATGCCTACGAGTTCGCTGACGTTCAGCGTGACGAGGTTGTGGACTTTATCATCGACAACCGTGCTAGCTTGCGTGAGCTCAGCTTGCGTACGGTGCTCAAGGTTGCAGACTTGCGTAAGGCATTTACTACAAACTGGAAAGCAATGGCTGAAGTCACTGTGATGAAGCGAGGTTAATATGGAAGGCGCTCCTAACAAAGAGTGCCAGTACTTAGGGCCAGATCAAGATCCCTTGCGGGACTGGCCTGTTAAGTACTGTTGCCGACCTTCATTCCCAGGCAAGAGCTATTGCGAGGATCACGTGTGGCTGGTCTACAATCGTGGTTCAAGCGTGGGGAACAAGCGTAAGCTGAAAGAAATCGAGAAAGAACTTGCAGAAGTTAAACGACTGCAAGAAATAGCGGAGATAGAAGATGCGTAATGGATTAATAGTAATAGGGTTCGCGGTGCTGATCATAGCCCTAGTGATAGGTGGGCCGTTGGCAACCATTTGGGCGGTGAACGAACTCGGACAATACTTGTGGCCCCAGCGAGTGATACCCTACACCTTCTGGACCTGGGTAGCTGTTTTGGTTATTGGTGCCTTCCTAAAAGGATCGGTAGCATACAAGAAGTAATTGGTAAACCGCAGGGTTGACTTTGACCCTCGGTTCCTATATACTAGTATGACGCTGTTAGAGAACAGCCTAATAAAGGAAACTTAAAAATGAAACGATTCAATCCAGAAACTAAGACTTTCAAGGTCTTCACAGCACTCTACAATGGTGCAGCTCTTACAGCAGCTCAAGCTCGTAAAATGGGCGTAGGCAATCTGTCAGCAGAAGTTAGCCGCATCAAGCAGAGTGGTTATGCTGTTTATTCAAACAGCCGTACCGCAGGCAATGGCGTGACTGTCACTGAATACGTCATGGGTCAACCATCACGTGAAATCGTTGCTCTAGGCTACAAGGCCAAGGCAATGGGCATCAGCCTTTAATTAGGGACTATCACAAAGACAAGCCGATTCGCTCCCGGGGCGTCTTTTGAGGGTGTTGTAGAAATACAACACCTTTTTTCTTTTCCGGCACTCCAATAACCTGGTTGACAAAATGGATACATAGTGTTATAATGATGACATATTAACACATAGGGGCGACTATGCAATTCACAGCAGATCAAGTTTGGGGACTAGCGGTCCAAGCAGATCGCATCAACGGGGGCTACTTCAAAGAAGATCAGTTTGCCCGTGAAGAGAATGGCGAGACAGTCAAGGTCAAGACTGCCAACAAGCTGATGGTCAAGCAATGGCTTCGCGAGGGCCTAGAAGCCCACGTGGACGATGTTGAAAAGGGCCGTGAGTATCGCAAGTTCTTCAATGGCTACACACTCAAGGCCCTAATGGGCGGGCTGTCAGACTTTGATTGTCAAGCACTCCGCATCGCACAGATGGATGAGTTCACAGGCAAGAATATGCTTGAGTTCGCTATCATAAGCTGTCTACCGCAGAGTGCCAGACGTGAGCAAGAGCGTACAGAGCTCAAGAGAGAACTGTTTACATCCGTTCAACTTGAAGGCAACATAGGCGAAGTCATACGTGGGGACATCGAAGTCGTTAGCTGTTCCTTTTCATCAATGTACAGCAAGTTCAAGATCAAGGCCCGTATGGGTGAAGCGTTCGTGGACTTTTGGTTCGGTACGCCCTTAGACAAGGGTGCCACTCGTACAGTACAGGCTAAGATAAAAGCAGTCCGTGGCGATAAAACAACAGCCCTTAACTATGTGAAAATTAGGGGTTGACATTTGGAGCAGGTGGTGTTATACTATTAACACTGAGAAAGTAATTGTTTAACCCGTAAACTTAAAGAGGTCTTATTATGGCAAAGTCAACAGATATCAGCGTTCGTCAAGTTGGTCCCAAGAACGCAAAGAAGTCAATCCGTTTCGCAATTAAGAAACGCCGCCCTGTGTTCCTTTGGGGCCCTCCAGGTATTGGTAAGTCAGACATCGTTAAGCAGATCGGCGAAGACGCTGGTCGCGAAGTCATTGACGTTCGCCTGGCCCTGTGGGAACCTACAGACATCAAGGGTATCCCCTATTACAATGCCGATCAGGGCAAGATGGTTTGGGCTCCCCCTGCTGAACTGCCTACCAATGCAGACAGCACCGCAATCATCTTCCTAGATGAGCTGAACTCTGCACCCCCAGCCGTGCAAGCCGCGGCCTATCAGTTGATCCTGAACCGTCGAGTTGGTACCTACGAATTGCCTAAGGGCGTTGACGTAGTGGCGGCGGGTAATAGAGAAGGCGACCGTGGCGTGACATATCGTATGCCAGCTCCCCTGGCTAACCGTTTCATTCACTTGGAAGCAAAGGTAGACTTTGATGACTTCCAGGAGTGGGCTGTGATGAATGACGTTCACCCTGAGGTGTTAGGTTATGTAGGCTTTGCCAAGCAAGACCTGTATGACTTTGATCCTAAGAGCCCTTCAAAGGCCTTTGCAACTCCACGCTCGTGGGTGTTCGTAAGCGATCTGTTGAAAGACGAGGACTGTGATGTAGACACCTTGCACAATTTGGTTGCGGGTGCCGTTGGCGATGGCTTGGCTGTTAAGTTTATGGCTCACCGCAAGATTGCAGGACGCTTGCCTAAGGCAGAAGACATCCTTAAGGGCAAGGTCAAGGACCTGCAGATTAAGGAAGTGAGTGCCATGTATTCTTTGACCGTTAGCCTGTGCTACGAGTTGAAGGATCAAGCAGAGAAGAAGGCCAAGGACTTTGATGCCCAGGCTGACTGCTTCTTCCGCTACATGATGGACAATTTCCCAACTGAGTTGGTGGTGATGGGTGCAAAGACAGGCTTGACAAACTACAACCTGCCCTTTGACGCAACGAAGATGAAGAGCTTCGACGAGTTCCACAAGCGTTTTGGTAAGTATGTTTTGAGTGCTATGGAGAATTAAGACCTCGCCATAGCAGGGGCGGGGGGCTTCTCAGGGCTTGCCCGCCCACCTATTTGGAGTGCCGGGGTGTTGCGTAAATACAACATTCCGGTTGGTTGACAAAGGCGTCGTTTGGTGCTATAATATATACATACTAAGGAGAGCGACACATGGACCCAATTATCGATAAACTAACGACAGCCCGTGTAGGACTGTTGCTCAAGGCGCCGTTCTTCGGCAACATGGCTACCCGTATGCAATTGATTGATGCATCAGAGTGGTGCCCGACTGCGGCCACAAACGGTCGCAACTTCTACTACAACAAGAAGTTCATTGAGAAGCTCAGCGTTAAGAAACTAGAGTTCCTATTCGGACACGAGATTTGTCATTGCGTGTTTGATCACTTTGGTCGCGTAGGTTCACGCGATCGTCAGCTCAGCAACATCGCACAAGACTACGCTGTCAATCAGATCCTCGTAGACGAACGCATTGGTGAGAAGATCACTGAAGTCAAGATCTGCTACGATCCAAAGTATCGCGGCTTGGCTTGGGAAGAGATCTACGATCAATTGTATGAGAAGGCTGAGAAGATTTCAATGCCAGACCTGCTCAAGCAATTGGGTGACTTGTTGGACGAGCACATTAACGAAGATGGCTCAGGCCCAGGCAAAGAAGGTGAAGGCAAAGATGGCAAGGGCGGTATGCCTGGCATGACCAAAGAAGAAGCACAACAGATCCGCGATGAGATCAAAGAAGCAATGGTACAGAGTGCCGCGGCGGCGGGTGCAGGCAAAGTGCCCGCAGGTATCCAGCGTTTGATCAAGGACATGACTGAGCCTAAGATTAGCTGGCGCGATCTTGTGCGTCAAGAGATTCAAAGCATCATCCGCAACGACTATTCCTTTACTCGTCCTAACCGTAAGAGTATGCACTCAGGTGCTATACTGCCGGGCATGAAAGAAGCAACTACCATTGACATTGGTATTAGCATTGACATGAGCGGGTCAATTGGACAAGAGGATGCAACTGTATTCCTTTCAGAAGTTAAGGGTATCGTTGATCAGTATGAGGACTTCAAGATCAACCTATGGTGCTTTGATACTGCTATCTACAATCACAAAGAGTTCTCGCAGGACAATTCAGAAGAACTGTTTGAGTATGAGCCCGAAGGCGGTGGTGGTACAGACTTTGCGGTGAACTGGGAGTTCATGCAAGAGAATGGTATCCAGCCCAAGAAGTTCATCATGTTCACAGACGGCTACCCATGTGGCAGTTGGGGTGACGAGGACTATTGCGACACTATCTTTATTGTCAAAGGCAATACAG